AATTCTAATGGTCATGACTTCACCTTATAACTGTAACTAGAGTAGTTAGTGGTTGGATTAGTATGGCGTTATCGCAGCGAATAGCTGGTAAGACCCTAGCGTTTATGTCCTCCGGCGAGGCTATGTATGCGCTCATCTCCACTCTGTTAAGGTATGCTTGACCCTGCGTCCCTGTTCCGTAGAACACTGGCTGCGTAGTCAGCGGGAATGTAAAGGTAGGGCTGTCGTTCGCGTCACGAGTAGTCCAGATCAGGCCAACCTCTAGAGTAGAGTTAGCAACCTGTGGTACTACGTTGAAGCTGAAGCGCACCTGAACACGATCCCCTTGCTTTGTCTGTGAGAAGTCGTATGTTCCGTTGGCCGCTGTGTACTGTAAGTCGCCTGTAGTCACGGCAGCGGCTTGATCTGTGTCGTCATAGCTTATAAGGTTAGTTACTCCGCTGGGCATGTGCAGCCCGCCGAAGAGTCCTTTGCTCTGATCGAAGTCAGGGTCAGACTCACCCCAATATTCTACGTCGTTGATTACTTGCTGTGCTGAGCTGAAGCCAAACCTGCGCCATGTTCCTGCGGTGGCCTGCTCCTGCGTGTATTGTACGTTACTGCCGAGGTCATTAGCCCCTGACTGTCCTGTGGTTCTATCTACAAATCCCCCAGTGAACTCATAGCCCGAGCTACCTGCACCGTTGGATGCCTGTATCCCGCCGAGTATCTCGCGTACTTCTTCGTTCAAGTACCCATAGTACCCGCTTGTATATGTACTTAAGTCTAACGCCATGTTAGTGTCCTTATAGCCCCCAGAGGCCGTCAATGGCCTCGTGAGGGAGGTTAGGAGGTAGCCCTATGCTACCCCCCTCCTAAGCCTCACAATCCCTGTGGTGGCTTCTGCGGAGCTTGTGGCTCCTGTTGTGGCCGAGGCGCTGGCATAGCCGCCTGTGAAAGCATTGTGTCCTGCTTCATCTGAAGCTCTTGCTCTTTCAATAGCAACTCAGACATCTGCTTCTTCTTCTGGAACTCCTTCTCGTCCATGTCTTCGGCATACTTCAACGTCAGCTCTTCTGGCATCAGCTGAGACTCAACGCTGTACTTCTGCGCTCTGCTCTGGCTCTCCGCTGCCTGACCCTGTAGCAATGCTACTTGGCCCTGCTGTATCGCCATCTGTGCTTGATGCTGTTCCTGCTGTTGTTGCTCTGCCTGTGGGTTGGGCTGGTTAGCGGATTCGATAGCCGCGATAAGCTCGTCCCTGTTGGATACGTTAAGGTGGTCAATGATTCCCTTGATGATAGCACCATGAGCCGGAGACTCTGGGCCAACCATCTGTAGAACCTGACTCAGCTGTCCGACCTCGTACTCACGCGCCATAGCCCCGAGGGAGCTGAACGGTGTGAACGTGTAGTCTTGAACTGGGTAGTTCTCAGGATCGAATTGCATGTAGCGGTAGGCCGCCTTGCGGATGAACGGGATCAAGAAGTTCTCTTGGAAGTTCACCAGCGTACGCTTCTGCCGCTTGACTACAGCGCCTTGGCTCATTGACTGACCAGCTGCTGTGACATCACCGCCACTCATAGCGGGAGCCCCTTCGCCGGAGCCAGTAGCTTGGCTTACCATGTTCTGTAGTTGTTGACCTTGTGCGAACGTCACCTGCTCCACACCGCCGAACTTGAATGGCATGAGTGTCTCAGCTGGGTTGCCGTTGGTCATAATCATACGACCCGGACGTACCTCAAGCTTGTGGCCTCGTGGGATACGTGTAGCATCCACAGCCATCATTGGAGAAGTAGTCAGGGCTAGTGCGTCGATACGTGCGCGTAGCTCCGCGTCTAGGGCTTTCTGGCTCATGTATGCTTTCTCGCACACGCCACGACCCCAGAATATAGAAGGAACAATGTCCCACTGGAAAGCAACGATAGGACGGTCTTGACACATGTACGGGTTAGCTACTGCCTTGAGTACGGTGTCGCCATTAGCGAGGACTACGATAGCTTCTACGTAGTGGCCTGCTGGCATGTCGTCGTCTTCTACGCCTTCCTCAGCGAGTAGCATAGCCCTCGGTACTTTGCCGTAGTACTTAGTTAAACGTACGCGGCCCTTGGGTGTAGTGCTAACCTTGCTGTCAAACTCAATCTCTGTGTCTGCTGCGCTGTCCCCGATGTATACGTCGTCGCGATATACACCAGACTCTTGCAGCTCTTCGATGATGTGTCGGCTCACGAACTCGTCAACTGCACAACCTAGCGCCTCTTCGATGCAGGTTGCTGCTGGGTCAACTAGGAAGTTCTTAGGCTGTATCGGGTTCATCTTGACGAGAGGACGTAGCTCTTCGTTGACGCCAATCTCGTTCATCATCCCACCCATCGCTGGCTGAGTCGCTGGCTTGTACGTCTTGATCTCGTCGATTACTACCTCAGCAATACCTGTGCCGTACACAGCTGCGTTGATAAGAACCTCAGCTACGCTAGACCGTACCCGCGCCAAGCCGAAGTCTTCGTGCAGCTTCTTCTTGAGGTAGGCGATCTGCTGTGCTGCCTGCGGGTCTGCTTCTAGTTCGAAGGAGTCCTTGATGTCAAACAGCTTGCCGCGCCCGAAGGTGGCTTCCTCGATCTCTGCTACGTTCGACTCAACAGCTTGAGCCGTTGCTGGTGCGATTAGCCGTGAACGCTCTGACTGCCGCTCTTGGTCTTCCTTGGCCCACTGGTTGCGGAAGATGCGGTAGTATTCTTCGTGCTTGGCTGAGTAGTTGGATTCGTAGTGATCTCTCCAGTCCTGACACTGTGCGCTGACCCATTGAGCTAGGTCGCCTTCAGTGCCGAAACCTTCGAACATATCCTTGAAAATCTCTTCATCATTCATATTAGTAACCTGCTATCATGTCAACGGGTGTGTAGTTGTCTTCCATATCTCCACCCCAGTCGTAGGCTAGTATAGCCATTTGGTCGATGTAGGCAAGAGCGTCGAGTAAGTCGTCGTGTACTAGCTGGGACGGGAAGGCCGAAGCCTCATCGACGAACGCTAGGTTCCAGTCGCCCTTCTTCAGCTTGATCTTGCCGTGTTCGAATCTTCCCTGTAGCGCCCAGAGTATCCTGTCTTGCTTCTTCTGGTTGCCGTGGGATAGTAGGTCTATCCTGAAGACTCTGTGTGTTCGTCGCATCAGGTCGTTGAGGGGAGACATCACAGCCTGCTGTGCGATCCCTTTCTCGATTCCTACTGCGATTGGCTTGTACTTCTCTACCGCTTTGAATATGTTCTCTGCTGTCTCGTCTAAAGACCAGCGACCATATTGGATATCATCGACACACCAAGTACCGTCGTCGGTGACATACACCACAGCCAAGGCAGAGTTATCTCGTCGCTTCGTCTTATTGCCTCTGTCGCTTTCGAAACCAGCCAAGTCGATTGCAATGTAGTAGTCTCCTGCTGTGGTGGGCCTGTCCTCGTAATACGCAAAAGCTTCTGGGTCGAAGAACTCAGAGCCCTTGGCGTCGAAGGATGCCATGTATTCCTGACGAAAGGCCCAGCCCGGAAGCGAAGCCTTAGCGTCGTCGATTTCTTCTGGGTCAAGGAACGGGTTGTCGTATGACGTTAAGTGCCACGCCCCCCATCCCTTCTCTCCAGTCTCACCTTTCATAAAGGCGTCGTAGAATCCGTTGCGTCCCTCGGGCGTGGAGATGAACATTGCTGTTCCCTTCCTGTCCGACAACGCAGGGCGGAGGATAGTATCGAAGACTCCATCCTTAAAGAATGCATACTCATCACAAACCAAGTGCTTCAAAGAGTAACCACGGAGCGTGTCGGGTCGATCCGATCCCTTCAAGCTAATCTTGTTCCCACCTGCGAGAACGATCTCAAGGTTGTTGATGTTAGATGATTCGATAATATCCCCCGCCAAGTCCTTTAGCAAGTCCCACATAAGATCACGAGCTAGGGCTTGCGTCGGGCCTACGTACATTACTGCGCCTTTCTTACCGTTCAAGGCGGCTAGTATTAATGTCACTGCCGCGAAGTGCGTCTTGCCGCATCGGCGTCCCGCTGCTATTACCTTGAAGCGGGCTGGGTCGTTTAACACCTTCTCCTGCCACGGGATCAAGCTGAGGTCTAAGTCCGCCACTGCGTCCCTCCATTATGTTTAGTACGCCATATACGTCGTCTACGCTTACGCGGGTGGGGTTGTCGTGCATACCATCGCCGCCGTAGTAGGACACGTTAGAGCCCTTACCGGGACTAGGCAGCGATGCCCACTCCTTAGATAGGTTCTCGGCTAGCTCTCGGTCTGAGAGGTTGCCTGCTTCGAACTCAGCAAAGCCACGTCTGTCTAGCAGCGTACTGGCTGCCCAGTCCTGAGCCGCTTCGTCGAACGGCGTATCTAGGTTGAAGTCTGTAGGATTGCGTAGCTTGTCGCTGTAAGTCCCCTCATCCTTCCCCGGCTTATACACCAGCGACCTCAGTGAAGACTCTTTGATTTGATACTTACCGGCTGCTGTGTTGCCCTTCATCTTAGCTTGCATCTCTAAGACCTCACCCACAGTCATCGTGGTCAGGGCTACTCGCTTGCCTCCGGTCATTATGTTATAGTTGTTCTCGCTCTCGATAGTGCCAATCATCTTTAGCATCTGCTCGCGCTTAGCACTCATCTTCAACTTCTCCGTTGGTTCCGCTAATGGTGACGCCGGGACTGTTGTTGTCAGTACCGATACCAGTAATGTTAATGCTAACTTGGTTATTCGCCTTACCTTCAACTGTGAACCCCGCGAGCGGTAGGATACGATCAGACAATATCTTGAAAGCTACTGACTGATTCTTGTGTTCGTCGTCGAATGCCGTGTCGAACAGCTTGTCAATCAGCTTAGCCGACCCCGGATGCAGCAGGAGTCGCTGTCGGTATTCTTTAGTGGCAGCAGCTTGCTCCCTCTTGGTCATCGCCTTTGTACTTTCAAGGGCAGCCTTGCTGGGACGACCTCTAGTTACATCCTTAGACATAGTAAGACCTCCTCTGGTCTGCTTTATAGCACCTAAATAGTTACAAACAACGACAATTAAAGAATATAGGAAGCATAAGCCGTAGGGCTAAGTAACCAATCCGGTTAGAGGCTCCCATTGTTCTTGCTTTATAGCCCTGCTTTATAGTAAGCTACTACAGCTTCTTTATTTAGCTGTTGTTGTAAGCTCTTAAGCAGTGCTATAAAGTGTCTCTCTCTATAATATAACAAATTCTGGGTTATTATTGACCTCTTGTGACCCAACACGCACCAAAACAGTGCGCCCCCGAGTTGCTATATGGCCCCAGTCGGCTGACATTTAGCCCCAGTCGGTCAGGTGACAGGCAGATGGCTGAAAGCTAGGCCACAGGCGGCTATCCGGGGACTCTACTGCCCCAGAATCCTGTTTATTTTTGGTCGTAAAGTCTCCCACCGGGGGTCGAAATGGCCTCGTTGCAAATCTGACCGGCAGCCCTACGGCACACGCACGCAAACAGGGGGGGCCGGCGTACCCGTAATGCTTCTCAATATCAAATGCGAATGATTCTCAGTCAATGTGAGGCTGACAGGGCGCGTGGTAGTGGGCTGGAAAGTGACGAGGCGCAAGTGCTAGGTGGCTGCCACATCGCACCCAATCGCACATGCAATCCAACTAATGCCAATTATTACCACACTACCCGTTGCCACGATGCCCGACGGTGTGCTTATAATTACCCAACGGAGCGGCACACGGTCGCACCCACAACGCACCAACATGGTGCAAGGTACTCAACATGTCAAACACTACACTTAAAGCAGCAGCAGCAGCGCGACTCGCGGCAGATAAAATGGAAGCGGCGCAATGGTTAGAAGATAACGCAGCGCTA